TAGCCAGATCATCAATAATCTTGCGTTCTCTCTTATTTGTTTTACCTTCGTAATTTGTAATAATCATATAAATCCAGAGACCAAGTAATGAATTCCAGCTCCTATAACAATTCCACTGAGTAAAACTAATCCCATTATAGCTTTTGCTTCATCATGCTCTTCTTCAGTCATTCTATACCCTATAAATGTAAATATCAGCGTGAGTGGCAGAAGCTATTCCACCATTAAGATTACCAAATTGATCGTATCCGCTTTTACCACGAAGGGCTACACGAACACGAGACTTAACATCAGAAGAAGCATTTGCAAGGGAAACAGTTTTGCGAATAATCTCTAAAGCTTCAATATCACGTCCAGATTGAAAGTCAAGCGTTGTAATATATGATTCTGATGTTCTCTTCATTAGAATTTCTCCAATTCGTTAGTGATTAAGTTTCGAAGCTCCAGTACAACGTAAGGCACATTATGGCTCAATGTAACTGACCCTGCCCATTCGCATGCATCGTTCCATGTCATAAAGCCAGCATTCTCTTTGGTCATGCCTCCTTTACCTAGGTGATATTTAACCATCTCAACCTGACAGGGATACTTGGTATAGTTCATAGCTTTGCTCCTTTTCCTAATTTATGTGAGTATTATATCAACATTTAAGGCCTTTGAGAACCCCCTCCCCCGAAAATAAAAACTCTATACAGAACAATGGCTTATGAAAACTAATCCCATAAGCCATTGTTTTTATTAAAGAAAAAAGATCGTAACAGATCGCAACTAGATAGTAATAAGCTGCTCCTTAAGTATTTCCCTATTCCTAAGATGCTCTTCTTCAATATCATCTTTGCTTTGCCCGTGATATGGTACACCCATATGCTTTTCAATCATAAGCTTTGTAAGATCCACGTAGCGGTCCTTCTCTGCATCATATACTGAGAAGTCTCCAAGAACCCTACCGAACTTGCCACGGTCGTCTTTGAAGGTCTTAAGGGTGGTATATTGCCCTACTACAAGGAACTTTTTAACAAAGTCCTTAGCAAGATTACCATATACTTTTTCTACAGGATCTGATGTTCTTGACTCCGGTGTATCCAGACCCATAAAACGGATTCTTTGCTTTTTAAGAACTACGTCGAAGCCTAGATCGATATCTACGTCAGCGGTGTCCCCATCAACTACCTTAATTACCTTTGCTCTATATTCGTACATTATTCAAAATCCTCTATTTTTACTTTACCACTGTTTAAATCACTAATAAGGTTTTCACAAATACCAGTATAAGTTATCTTCTCGTCTCGAACCCATTGGAGAGTATACTTAACTCCCATTCCCAATCCAAGAGAGAAGGATTTTTGCCTTTCCATACGAGCTATACCAAATACTGATAAAAGCCACCAAATAAATACGCATCCTATTTGCCACCATTCTAAAAACATATGCTATATCTCATATTCAAAATTAACTGATTCCTCATTAACACTTAACTCAATAGCTCCATTAGACAAATGGAATTTTCTTGCCATTTCCGTTTTAGGGCTTAGTGTTAATATTCTTTTTACTTGAGGCCAACGATCCTTTATAGCTTCTATTGTTTGGAGAGCAAGATCTCTTCCAGACCCTTTGCTATAGCTCCATATAGTATAGAGGTGCACAAACGTATTTTCTTTTTCTATTTCAGAATACAAAAAAAGATCTTCTTCAGAAGTAGCATGAACATTATTTCTAGATAAACAAACAATAGCTATTATTTTTTTATCTTCTTCATCTGTAAGAAAATACGTATTTCTATTCTTGGAGTACCTTACAAGCTTAGGTATATGCGGCCTAACTGGATCGTCATCAAGTTTAAGGTATGCTTCATAGTGTAGGGGTATACCATCTGGCCAAGTTATTTCGCGTAGCATATTATCACCTATAAGGGTAGTGGCTTTATTCCAAGTGCCCAGTTCTCTGCTGCATCTTCATGAAATCTAAGATTTTTCCCAGGGAAAGATTCCTTATCTATAAACATTCCAGAAGAATCATAATACTGTATAGTATAACCGTCTTCATCATTACCGTGAACTTGCGCAGTAGAGTTATCCGAGTCTCGCCAGTATGTAGATATTAGTTTCATTATTGATTCACCATTTCAACGATAGAAGGAAATACCTTAGCTATACTTTCTCCGCAAGCTTTAGCTATTTCAATGTGTTCCTTTTGTGTCCCATTTGAAGCACGTAGTTCAATATAATGCAACCAAGATCGTAGGGTTCCGTTCATATAAAGCCGAGACACAGTGTTACCTTCTGGTAGTACTGCTCGAGCTTGTTCTTTAGCAATGCCATTCTCTATTGCCCATCGGTAAGCCATCTTAGCTTCATGGATAACCTGATATTGAATTGCATGCCAATCTTTTTGTAGTTGTTGTCCTTCCGGGCCGGATAGCTCATCTATGTCTATAGAGTTCTGGCGATTTTCTGTATCTTGGAGTCTAGCTTCACGAATTTCAAATTGTAGATCTTCTGTAGGATCAGCATATCTCTGGCTAAACTCCTGGAATGAAAATGATCGATGGCGAAGGATCTGACGAGCTATATCCCGTGTAGTTTCTATTTCAAGACATACACTAACCATTTCAAATGGAGACCAATGTTTATGTTTAGCAAGATACCTAAGTAATTTTTCATTTGTAGCAGTATTACTTTGTCCGGAAGGATTCGATACTCTAGCGCAATAAGCAATTAGATCCTGCAATTCAGTACCATCATTAAAATTATATTCGCCAGTAGCTTTAGAATAACTAACTAACTTTACGTTCATACTTTGAACCCCTCATATTTTGTAGAACCATAATTGGTATTAGTTGTAGGACCAGCATCTGTCAAACCCATTTGAGCGGATTGCTCAACGTCAAATAACTTCATCTTAGATCTATCTACACCAACTACAAAACGCTTATTGATGCCTGGATCATTATATCTATTCTTCAATTGCTTGACCAGTATTTGACCTAATCCATCCAGTTCTTCGTTAGATATTAAAGCAAACATTAAGTCTGCTGTTGCTGGTAGACCAAATGATTCGGATGTGTCTTCAAGGCCTACATCTGAATTAGCAAAGCCAGAACGAGTAGTTTGTGTAGCTGACATAATAGGTACATTAAACTCTACAGCTAAACCGCGGATTTCTTCTGCAATAGCTTTGATATAGGAGTAAGAGTTAATAGCACCGCCCATACCTTTCATTCGAGAAGATGCGCAGATATTTAGATAGTCAATAAAAATCATATCAGGAATAAAGTTTTTCTTAAGCTTAAGCTCTTTAAGCAAAGCTCTAAAGTGTCCAACGTGCGCATTACCTGTTGGGTATTCTTTGATCAGCAGCTGACCCTGATACCTATCCCCGATATTCTTAACCTTGGATGTAAACATTTCTTTGCTTAGATTACCTAACTGATCGATTGCCACATTCATTAGGTTAGCATCGATACGTTCTGCAATCTTTTCTTCTGCCATTTCCATAGTAATATAAAGTGCATTTTTACCCTGTGCCAGAACTGAACCAGCAACATGACACATAAACAGAGACTTACCTACACCAGTACCAGCCAATGCAATGTTCAGGGTCTTTTTAGGTAAACCACCCTTAGTAATCTCATTGAATCGATCTAAGTCAAATGGGATTTTATCTTCTACCTGATGATAGAAGTCATATCTTTCTTCGCCATTTGCTAAGTAATCGTGACCGACATTAGTATCAAAGCCAACAGATAATGCTTCTGATAGTAATTCTGGTAGTGCATTCTTAGTCATTTCTGGATCTTTGCCATCAATAATAGAGATGGACTTCATAATAGCAAGATGAATTGCCCGATCTTGACACCATTTCTCGGTATGCTCAAGTAGCCATTCTGAATCTGGATTTTCTGCAGGAGCAGATATTTCCTGGACAACTCCAGCAGCATCTGAAAACTGCTGGTCGTTAAGGAATGATTCATCTAGCTCAACATTGAGTGATTCCGGTGTAGGTAGCTTATTATACTTACCCACAAACTCCAGGATCTTATCGAAGACTATACGATGAGATCCTTCGAAATACTCCTTACGTAAGAAGGGAATAACCTTACGGGTAAAATCGTCATTAGTTATAAGATTTCTTAAAATGACTGTTTGTATCACTTGGCTTTTCTCCGATTGCAAAGTTCTTTTCTTCTAGGGCTTCCTGTATAACTAATTGAAGCATATCCCCAAGATATGTTTTGAACTCCTGGGATTCCGTTTCTTCAGAATCTAGATTAGATTCGTTAACAGTATACTCAAATGATAGGGTTGCATCTTCACCACCATTAGTAGGTTCTGTTAATGCTATCTTACCATAGGTTACTATAGTGCCAGAATACCTACCTGTTAGTATCTTAAATGAATCATGATCACTATCTTCTATATAAGATATTTGCTGATAATCATGTTTCGATATACTATTATACACTATTTTCTCCCTCAAGTAAACTATCAAATTCATCTTCGGAAATCATTGACCGATGACCAATCGTATAATGTTGCTTAACAAAGTCTTTAAAGTCGGACTCTTTAAAGATTGGATTCCAGAATTCAGCTTCTAAGGTTTGAGCTTCACGAACCTTAGGTTCTACCATTTCACCCGTATCTTTGTTTACGCGGCAGTACCAACCGTTAGAAGGTTTTTGTACGTATCCACCAGCAAGACCAATCTCAAGTAGACCAGAGTACTTTTCAATGCCGCCTTCCCATGATACTGTTACTGGGATTTTGGATTTTTCTTTAACCATCCTTGACTTTTCAACGTTAATAACAAAGTCGTATCCTACTACATCTGTACCTTTCTTATTCTGGCGACGCCCGATAATCCAGATATTATCTGCTGAATAGTAGATGCCAGTTCCGCCTGAAACGATTGCTTTAGGAAATAGACCCATTTCTTGATAGGTATGATTGATAGCTAGCATTGGGATATCTTTCATAGTCAAGTAAGGGGTTGACATTCGAAATAGACCCTTAAGTGCTTTAGCACGTGACATATCAGCAACTGATTTCTCGTTAATAGCATCATCCAATTCTTTCTTAGATGCTAGGTTACCGATAGAGTCTATAACAATAATTACTTTGTCTTCTCTTGATATTTCTTCTAGCTGATTAATTAGGTCAAACTTAAGCTCTTCGACGTTAGCCACAGGGGTATGAAGAACCCGTGCTGGGTCTACACCAAAAGACTCGAAATAAGATTGGGGTGAACCAAACTCAGAATCGTAGAACAACATAACAGAATCGGGATACTTGTTTAGATAAGCTGAAGCCATAACAAGAGCAAATGAGGTCTTGAAGTGCTTAGATGGACCAGCAAGAACCGTAAGGCCCGGTGTTAGTCCACCATCAATATCACCAGAAAGAGCCACGTTAATCATGGGCACATCTGTTGTTATCATATCCTTATCTGTAAAGAACTTTGACTTACTTAAGATCTGAGTTTCTTTGACCTTAGAATTCTTTTTGAGTTTATCCATTATTGACATATAAATTACCTTTGTTTGTTTATGGTACCATTATACCACATCTTTGAATATTTGTACATCCCTATTACACAAATTCCCATTCTACACCAGCTTCTTCGAATAGGATTTTGGTAAGGTCAAATGACTCTCTCCACTTATCAGATAATGGTAGAGTGCTTATTCTATCCCTTTTACTCATAACCACTCTTTTAATACCGGTCTGGATAATACCCTTAGCGCATTCAGAACAGACTGGCAATCCCCAGACATACAGGGTTGATCCTTTAAGTGATACACCATTATATGATGCATTGTAGATAACATTCATTTCTGAATGGACTACAAATTTATACTTCTCCTCTTTAACGTCATATCTCTCCTGGCTATCTTTTACTCCGCGGGGGAATCCATTATAGCCTTGAGCTAATACCTGGCCTTGATCTCCTATAGCTACTGATCCGATACCAGTAGAATCTTTAGACCAATCTGATATATGTTCTGCCAATTTGAGATAGCGAAGATCCCATATGTATTTTTTCATAGATTTTTCCATATTTCATTATTAGCAATTCGCTGGGACATAGGATCTTTACGAATTGAATCTGTTTTAAGGGGATGCTTTTGTCGTTCGAGTATTTCGGTAGGTAGTAGGTAAGCGAATTCGTCAATAAGCTTTTGTTTAATGCCCTTACGCATTTCATAGGGGAGGTCTAGGGCATGCTTAACAACTGACGGTGCTAGGAATGGCGATCGGAGTTCTACTGTATAATACATCATAGTCCGATCTAGTTTTGGCAGGTGATAATAGGGTAGTTCGCAGAATACATCTGAATACTGACTATCGTATTGTTCTGCACGTCTGTAACCACCGAACAATTCGTCTGCACCATCACCAGTCATAACAGCATGGAATCCTAAGTCTTTTAGCTTTGAAGCCATAGCTATTTGTGGCTTAACT